GCAGCCATCGCACAGCACTGGCCGGAGAAGTGGCAGCACGATGGCTGGAAGAGCGCAAAGGGCAATCCGGTGAAGAATGCCGTATTGTGGGAAATGCTCCTGCAGGAGGTTGAGGATGGTGGTCACATTCTGCTGGCGGAAAGCGAAAAACACGAATATGCAGAGTGGATGAGGTTTAATCTGCCTCTGAAACGAGCATTAAAAGACATTTTTGCAGAAGTGCCGAAAAGCTGACCGCATGAGTAGAGTACTCATGTTAGAGACGATTTTGTTGAGGTCAACAAAACATGGAAAGTATAACAATTTGACAATATTGCACCGGTGCAACCGGAGAAGGAGATCAGATGGAGAAATTTAAGACAGTAAAAGAGTTGAATGATAAGGCAGCAGAACTGAAGAGCGCAGGAGATTTGTCAGAACTGGTAAAACTGGCAGAGGAAAACGGACTGGAGAAAGAGGATGCCGAGGACTACATGGACAGCGACGATCCGGAAGACTGCCTCTGCAATGCCACGATGGCGGCAATCGGCAGGCTAAACATGGAAGAGCAGGACCTGCACCTCGAAAGCCAGATGAAGGATTGGAAGGACTTTATCGTGCAGATGCTGACAGACTATCCGGCGGACCATGCTGGTGAAGACAGGGACACACTGGCCAATGCTGTATTTAACCCGGGCAAGAAGCTGCTGGACGTGCTGGCCGCCGGGCTGAAGCTGTCAAGCGAGAACCGGATCACGGTAGATATGCGGATCATAAAGGCAGCAGGACTCCCGGAGAGTGCCGCCTACATCGGAATGTGCGGCCGGGATGATCTGAAAAGGATCATACTGGACTACTATCTGGGAAAGCAGGTGTGAAATGCGTGCATATAAAGGATTCCATAAAGACCTGAACTGTACGATGGGAAAAGGTGTATTTTATTACGAACCTGGGAAATGGTACAGCGAGCAGGAGGCGAGATGTGCTGATACCGGCTTCCATGCGACGGACAATCCGTTGGAAGTATTGAGATGGTATTCCGGTGAGGATGACAGATATTTTGCCGTGGAACTGCGGGGAAATATAGACGAGGACGGATACGGCAGCAGGATTGCGGCACCGGAGATTATGCTGGTAAAAGAACTTACGATAGATGACCTGTATCGTCTGGGAGTGTTGTGGATGTCAAAACATCCGAAATCAGAACTGGCAGCAGCCGTAATGGTGGAGAGCGGGGAGGCATACAGAAATGGAAATGTTATCGTCCGGGGAAAAAATCCGAGAGCCCGTGGGAAAGCAGGGGATAACCTTTACATTGTCAGGGACGACGGCGACGGGGACATCGTGGAAATCGGTGCTTTTAAGGTAGACGGGATAAAGATCCTGCCGGATGTGTATTATGACGCAAAAGGGAGGCGGGTAAATGAGAAAAAGTGAACTGGAGAAGCTGAGGACACTGAATGCCACTCCGGCCATGATCCGGGCATTGCAGGAGCCGGGGACGAAGAGGAATTACAGTGGAAAGATTAACGAGGAAAAGTATCATCTTGCGGCCAGATGCCAACAGCTGGGAGGATATCTGAAAGTATCTATCTGCACCCGGGAAGATATCGGAAAAAAAGTGTATACACCGAAGTGGGATATTTACATCAACTACGAAGGCGATGAGTATATCACAAGAGAGAGGCAGAAGGACGGATCTTATAAATGGCGGGAGGCATATGGGTACAATCTGGAAGAATACAGTTGGTACAAACATGCCTGGGATGAGTATGTATATATTTCTTCGGAAGGCAGCAGACAGATACAGAAGCTCCTTGGAACAAAAGAAAAAGGATTTGTAGGTATTTGCAAGTGGCAGGAAGGCTGTAAAAAACGTAATGAGGATAAGAAAATAAAGAAATTGACGGATCAGTGGGATAAGGATATGGAGCCGATAAAAGACCCTCCGAAGGGATTCAAAGACTGGTGGCACCGCAACGGCTTTGATGGGAAAAATTATATCTTTTATAGATCGGCACGCTCAACAGAAGGATACTGCACGTCCTGTATTGGCAAGGTAAAACTGCCGGGAAAACCGAAGCATAACGCAGAAGGAAGATGCCCAGTATGCAGAAAAAAGGTCATGTACATATCCCGGGCAAAGAAAACGCAATGTCTTTGTACAGGGGAATATGAGGTGTCCTGCATCCAGAGATACAAAGAGGGGCTGGTACAGAGAGATTTTGCGGTGTACAGATATGACTACAAGGATGACTGGGCTGTCAACAGATCTGATTATGGTATCCGTGAGTATCGTAGGACCATTGTTACAGAAAAGGGGGGGGGGACATACATCTACACGGATTACCGCAGGAGGGGAATGCGCTGGGCACTGGACCGGGATGCATGGATTGGAAAATACCGCGAAATCATGTATCGGAAAAACTTTAGACAGATATTTAAGAAATATCATACAGCATATCCGATTGCTGTGAAGCATGGCTATACGGAGGCAGGCCTAAGGTATTTCCTGAGACAGGAGCACCGTTATCCTGCCATTGAGATGGCTTACAAGGCGGGCCTGTACAGGCTGGCAAAGGATATGGCAAACGACAGTTGGTTACAGCTGGATGAAATACTGGACAATAAAGCGTCCGGCGGACTTGCAAAGATACTTAAAATAGATAACGCCCGGATGAAGCGCTTGAAAAACATGGATGGCAACATGGAAATGCTTATCTGGCTGCAGAAAGAAAAGCAGATGAATACAATACTGCGTGACTGCGATATAAAGACGCTTTCCGAAGCAGACATCAGCCAGAAAGAACTGGAAGGATCTACGATCAGAAAATATCTGACCATTGAAAAAATATGTAACTACCTGAACAAACAGGCAGGGCTGAGATCGTTAAGAGGCCGCGAATTAAAAACGGCAGTATGGAGAGACTGGAACGACTACGTGAACATGATGGCCAAACTAAAGATGGACTGTAGCAGGGAACTCCTGCTGAAACCGAAAGACCTTGCCATTGCACATAACGAGTTAGTGGCCAAGATATCCATGCTGGATTCCTCAGAGGAAATTGCAAAAAAGAAAATAGATTTCCCGCGGGCACAGGAGCTCATGGAATCCGGAGAATTGAAAAAATACGAGTATGATAACGGCACTTACTGCATCGTGGCACCCAGAAGTATCGATGATATCTACCGGGAGGGAATCGTGTTAAAACACTGCATCCACACCTGTGATATTTACTTCCAGAGGATCAACATCAGAGAAACCTATCTGCTCTTCCTCCGGCACAGCGCAGAACCGGATACTCCCTGGTACACGGTGGAGATTGAGCCGGGAGGAAACATCCGGCAGAAAAAGTCCGTACTGAATGAGGCATATAAGGATTTGGACGATGCAATGCCGTTTCTGCAGGAGTGGCAGCAGTGGGTGAAGAAAAATCTATCCGAAGAGGATAAGAAGCTGGCAGCGAAGAGCGACAAGGCCCGCAGGGAAGGTTATAAGAAACTGCGGGAAGAGAAAAAGATAATATTGCACGGGAGCCTGCAGGGGGCACTGCTTGCGGATGCTCTGGAGAGTGACTTTATGGAGGTGATCTGATGGAATTAATGGAATACACAAAAACATATCAGGAATATAAGAAGGAGCTGGATGCAGTCCTCACCCGGACGGCAGAGGACTTTGTACAGATCGGCTATCTGCTCAAGGTGGCCAGAGACACAAATGTACTGGCAGAGAGCGGCTATGCAACTGTGACAGATTTTGCCAGGGCTGAGTATGGCATAGATAAGACGCAGGTAAGCCGCTTTATCAGCATCAATGACAGATTTTCGGAGGATGGCTACTCTGATCATCTGCTCCCGAGCTACAAGGGATTTGGATATGCAAAGCTTACCTTGATGCTGCAGATCCCGGACGAGATCAACGAGGCGCTTCCGCCTACGCTGTCCAAGGCAGAGATTCAGGACATAAAGGACGAGGTGGATGCAGAGAGCAAGGTCACGGATATTGAGGTGGAGATTGAGAAGGCAGAGGCAGCAGCCGTAACGGACAAGTCCATGCTTCCACCGGAGGGATCACCGCTGAAAAGAAACCTCTGGCAGCTGGGTAAGGAACAGGAAGAACTCTTTCGGAAATTATGGAGGGTATGCTTTTTACATACTGCATTTGGTAACAAAAACAATGCAGAGATTATGGATATCCTGATTCCGCAGGGCGATGCCGTGTACACCGTCCGGATCCCGGGAGAGCGCCGCACGCAGATCATTGTTAATTCTGATGGAGCTACCATCGTGAATTTGAAAACGCTGGAGCGGAGCAAATACACAGAGGATCAGATCTGTGATGCAGTCCGGTCTCTCATAGATGGAGGCAGCAGTCCTGAGGAACGGTATAAGGAGCTCTACGGGGAGGAACTGACCGTGGAAGAAGAATCGGAAGTTGCACCGGTGCAACCGGAGAATGAGACTCAGAAAGAAAAGAAACCGGAAAAGCGTAAGGAATCCCGTGTGACCAAGGCAAACACCGAAAAGAAAAAGCCCAAGGAACCGGAAAAGAAGCCGGAGCAGATGACCATCCCGGGAGCAGCACCGGATCCGACACAGAATGAACCGGAAACACAGGTAAATGACTTGTCCTCAGGGAAAAGTGGCGCGGATAATCAGAATACCGAAGCCATGGTCACGGAAGAACAGGTACCGGGGCAGACCGACATAGAAAATGACTTTCCGCAATACTGTCCGGATGAGGGTGACCAGAGAGACGCTTACCGTAAGTCCATCCGTGGCAGCGTGGAGAACCTGGTACGATATGTCGAGATGGATCTGATCGTTGCCGCCAGACAGCAGCTGTCTGATATCTCCGGCTATCTGGACCGCCTGGAAGAACTCAGCAAAGGAGGCGGGCAGAATGTCGAAGATGTCGAAACAGGCGAGAGCGAGGGAGTTTAATGCCGCCTCTCGTCAGATCATCAAGGAGCGGGATCTGTACCAGTGCATCTTTTGCCGTATGGGATATCACATGGAGGACGTCACCTGGTACGGACAGCAGCTGCAGAGCATCATGCACTACATACCGAGATCCCGCGGCGGACTCGGGATCCCACAGAATGGAGCCCTGGGCTGCCAGAGTCACCATGAGATGCTGGATAACGGAAACAAGGGCAGACGGGAGGAGATGCTGCAACTCTTCCGAGCGTATTTGCAGGACCATTATCCGGACTGGAGCGAGGATGCCCTGACCTATAACAAGTGGGGATGATGTATATACAAATTTGTATATACACGAAAGGAGCGCAGAGATGAAAAGCAGAACAATAAGCAAGATCATCCGGATGACGCCGGAGGAAAAGCGGCGACTGGAATACTGCGCCGAAAAAATGGCAAAGACCGAGACGGAGATCCTGATTGCAGGAGTGAATAATTACTATGCTGCCGTACAGAAAGCACTGGCAGCCCAGAAAAATCAATAAGCCTTTTGGATAAAGTGAATCACAATAGACACTGTAAACGAAGCCACGGGGCGGCCGCTGATACCAAGAGGCAGCAGCCGCCCAGGAAGGAGACAACAATGCAGGAGTATAAGGACTGGGACGGCAATCTTCTGCCGGATCCTGCGCCGCGAATCCATAATATACATATAGGCGACATAATTAAGACAAAGCACAAGTCCATCGAGGAGCCGCTGGAGACCCGCGGACGGGGACAACACCGATTTATCAGTGAGACCAGGGAATATGAGGTGATAGCGGTTTATCCGCGCACGATCAAGACACGAGACCGCAAGACTGGATTTACAAGGTGCTTTTCTTACGGCGACTTATTAACAATGGGAATAGAGCATCAGGGAGCAGAAGTGGAAGACATGAGAGCTACATACGGACAGGACCAGAAGAGAGAAAATCTCACTAAAAAACTTAGCTTATTCAATCCAGATTACAACCCTGACAATTATAAGAAAGGCAAAAAGAAAAATGAAAACAATAGAAAAGAAAATCCTGCCACAGTACTTTCAGGCAGTCCGGGAGGAAAAGAAGAACTTTGAGCTGCGAAAAGATGAAGATGATGTACAGCCGGGAGATGTCCTGATCTTAATGGAGTGGGAAAACGGAGAATACACTGGCCGGACAGAAGTACGCAGGATCCGGTATGTGCTCCGGGATGTACCGGAATATGGACTGATGCAGGGTTACTGTATCATCGGATGGTAAAGGAGGCAGCAGGGATGGAATTACAGGAACTTACAAATAAAGTACTGAGATTATTTGATGCGAAGACAACCGAAGATCTGCCAGAGAAATTGCTGGCTGCAGTTCAAAATAATGATGAGACAGTGTATGAAAAATTTTGTGAGAATGTAAAAGATTTGAGCATCGACTGGTTACAAATGATTTTTCAGTATTACCATGCAGATAGAACGGAAAAAATGCAGGATTATACACCTAAGAGCTTAGCTGTGTTTATGGGAAAACTTGCAGGAAAATCAGATATAGTTACAGATATGTGCGCTGGATCAGGGGCATTGACAATTCAAAAATGGAATATGGACAAGAACCAAAAATTTGAATTATATGAATATGACAGCAAGGTAATGCCATTTCTACTGTTCAATATGGCAGTTAGAAATATTGAATGTAAAGTATATCATTCAGATGTATTGAAACAGGAAGTATTTCACACATACAAAATCGCAAGAGGAAAAAAATTCGGGAGATTTACGGAAATATGAAAATGAAGAAAACCTTAATATCAAATCCACCGTATAACATGAAATGGGAAATACCGCCATTCGCACAGATACAACCACGATTTTCTAAATGTTATGTAGTGCCACCTGCAAATAATGCGAATTATGCATTTGTACTAACAGGACTGGAAAAACATGACAGGTGTGTTTTCCTTCTGCCAGCCGCTATAATGAGCAGCAATCAAAAGGAGGAAAAGGCAATAAGAGAATGGTTAGTAGAGGAAAACCTGGTAGAAGCGGTGATTATCTGCCCGGACAACATGTTTGAGTCCACCGGGGTGGGAACCTGTATTATTGTTTTGGACAAAAACAAAGAACATGTAACCACGGAAATGATAGACATTAGGAATAGATATGTAGAGGAAATCAGAGATCAAAAAGGGCAATATGGTGGAACCTCTCATACTAACAGAATCTATCAGAAAAAAATAAAGGTTATTCCGGAAAAAATAATGGAAGATGTGCTGGATGCAATCAGGGAAAGAAAAAGTATTCCTGATTTTTGCAAATCAGTAAGCATTGAAAAAATAAAAGAGGATAAATATTCTCTTTTGGCGAGTCACTATCTCGATATACAGGAAGAGGAAGTAAAACATAGGAGCTATGAAGATATAGTAGAGGACCTAAACAGGGTGGTGAGAGAAAAAAACGCATGCAAGCTAACAATCAATGAAAGTCTGGCAAAAGGAATGGGATTCGATATCGAAATATACAAAAATGATCAGCAAGATACAGGACTCAATGAACTGCTTGTAAAATTGGGAGCACCACAGCTTGAAAAAGATAATTATTTTTCAACATCAAAGAATAAAAACGAAATCCGATTTGAGAACAACAGCAAAGATATTCTGTCAAGCATCTTGGTGATGATTATGCAGACATGGAAACAGCACATATATTACCTGAATCAGCAAGAAAATAGATATTTGGCTGAATTGCGGGACGCACTGATTCCGGATATGATGAGGGGAAAAATTGATGTAACTTAGGATTTAGCGGAGGTAGGACATGAGCTGAAATTTACAGTAGAAAGGAGAAACATGATAATTCCAAGAGAAATAAGAGAAAAAATAGAACAGAGAAATCAGCTTGATGAAGAGATAGCTGATTGGTTCCAGGAGAATGTAGATGTTGATGGATGTGATATAAAAAACGCTTATGTGGTTGATGAACCGAAAGGAGAAGAACAGATCGAAGAGGGGGAATATTGTAAACAAACAATTTTGGGCGAGGACTGGTACATAGGACAGTATTATTGGAAGATGGACAACGGTAAGTATTTGTGCATGGATTTTGAAATTTAGCGGAGGAATGAAATGTTAAAACCAAATTGTGAAGCAAAAGAATTTGAAAAGTACGGATTTAAGCGTTGTAAAGGAACAGCAAAAGAAAGCGAATGTTATTATTTGTGCGTTGCCAGAGGGTGCAAAATGCTTTTCGTAAGTAATTGTTGTTTTTGTGTTAATGATTGGAAAAACGATGATCCACGAATACATAAAAATCCAAATTGCAAATACAGAGATCATAGAGATTCACTAGATATTATATATGATTTGATTAAGGCTGATATGCTGGTTAAGGTAAACTGAAATATTAGGATTTAGTGGAGGAATGTAATATGTTTGGAACAATGTTTTGCCAATATGAAACACCATGTGGATGGTGTGTAAGGCTAAATAAAGAATGTACGGAAAAAATAAAATGTAAACCTAAAAAAAGGATGGCTATAGCTGAAGAAAATGAGATTCTTTCAGAAGAGGCTAAAAAAGCAGGATGGAATTCTGGTGTTATGAACATCTAAAGTGAAATATTAGGATTTAACAAAGGAAGGTGAAAGTGTGAAAAGCATATTAAAATATCCGGGAGCAAAGAATCGTCTTGCACCTTGGATATGCGAATACATACCGAAGCATGATGTTTACGTAGAACCTTTTGCTGGTAGCTTGGCGGTGTTTTTTAATAAGCAGCGTAGTCACATTGAGACAGTTAATGACATCGATGAAGAAATAGTAAATTTCTTCCGCATATTGAGAGATCGAAGTGACGAACTGGAACGTGCGATAGATTTTACACCATTTTCCCGGTCAGAGTATAAGGCAGCTTATGAACCATCTTGTGATGATTTAGAGAGAGCGAGAAGATTTGCTGTTAAATGCTGGATGGGATTTGGGTGCGGGAATTTGTATCAGAATGGTTTTAAATCAGGCCAACAGACTAATTCTCCAAATCCGGCCAAAGCGTGGTGCGAACTTCCTGAAATAATGAAACTGGCTACTGAGAGGCTAAAGGGAGTTCAGATTGAGAATTTACCGGCCTTAGAACTGATAGAAAGGTACAACACAGAAGATGTATTTATCTATGCTGATCCGCCATATTTGCATGGGACAAGGAAGAATTACCTCTATAAGTATGAAATGCAGGATGCTGAACATGAGGAATTATTAAAGACCCTTGCTAATCACCCGGGGAAAGTTCTTATATCAGGATATGACAACAACATGTATAATGATATGCTTTCAGAATGGCAAAAGGCATATAAGGTTACCAGAGCAGAAGGCGGACGTGCGAGGACAGAAGTCCTATGGATGAATTATGAGGTGGATGCCAGACAGCTTTCGTTAAACATTTAAACTGAAAGAGAGGTAGTATATGAAAGAATTTCCGATTATGACGAAAAAGGGCAAAGAATACATTCCCTATGATATCATCAAACCGCATGAAGAGCAGGCATTAAAAAACCACTGTGGTCAGACATTAGACAGATTAGCAGCAAGAGGAGGTCTGTCTTGGGCGGAAGCCTATGCTGTTCTGACAGACAGTAAATTCCCTTATGGAGATCAGTATATTTCGGATGAATTTTACGAGAAAAAAGTAAAAGAGATAGTTTCGAATGCGTAGGTAAACTGAAATTTAGGAACAGAGAGGAGAAACATGGGAAGAGAATTGAAGCGTGTACCACTGGATTTTGATTATCCATTACATAAAGTTTGGTACGGATATTTTGTAGATAACATTTCGTTTTGTATATCTTCGCAAAATGAGGAATATTGTGAAAATTGTAAGGAGTTTGCGAGGATCAAAGGGATTGATACAGAACAGTATGGATGTCCTAAATTTGATGAGTATTTCAAGCAAATTAAGGACAAATTAAAGGAACTCTGCGAACCACCGAAGGGAGAAGGCTATCAGTTGTGGGATACTACGAGTGAAGGGAGCCCCATAAGCCCTGTGTTTGAAACATTGGACAAATTGTGCAAATGGTGCGAAGTTAATGAAACTACCTTTGGTAAATTCAAGGCAACAAAGGAAGAGTGGAAAGAAATGCTGCAAGATGGCTTAGTATATCACAAAGAAGGAAATGCCATTATGTTTTAGTGGAGGAGAACGGGATGATGGATTTTTGCGAAAAAAATAGCGGCATTCCCGGAATCCATCCGGACAGTGAAAGGAGTGATAGAAAAAGGAAAAATGTTAAAAGTGTAATAAGTATCATAATACACAATTTGAAATTCCAGCTGCAGAAGGACTGCAATCGTTACATAAAAACAGCGGTAGACCATCCGACCAAAGATAGCATCTACCGCTCACTGCTTAAGGACATCATATCATAATGTGATACCTTAGGCAACATGAAAGAGGTGCGCTTATGACGAAAAACGACCTGATCAACGAAGTTGCCTATGAATTGAACGATTTTTTAAGCAAGGAACAGATTGACCGCATGAAAATCACTCTTTATGTTAAAATGCAGGATTTCGAGTTGGCAGAGATCAAGCAGCTGCCTATGACTATGGAGCATGACAATGAGTGGTTGATGCAGAGGTATTGTGTGGACAGCGTGGCAGCAGGACTCCATGCCGGAACTATCAGGAGTTATATTGGAATCATAAAGAAATTCTTTGACTTTGTGAATAAGAATTATAAATATGTGACAGCACAGGATATTACAGATTATCTTGCTATTAGATCCTATCGTGATCACATCAGCCACAATTATAAATCCACAATATACCGGTACTTATGCACATTCTTTTCCTGGGCATTTAAAAAGAGGCATATCCAGGATAATATCATTGATGGCGTTGATCGTGTTAAGCAGGTGAAAAAGAAGAAGGTACGATTGACAGATGAGGAAGTTGAAACTATCCGCTATGCGCTGCAAACGCAAAAGGAAAAGGCTTTGTTTGAATTGATGATCTGTACCGGCATGAGAGTTGGAGAAATCTCTTACCTCAACGTGTCAGATATTGATCTGACAAATAAGCAGGTATCAATCTATGCCGAGAAGACAGACACCTACCGCACCGGAATGCTTACGCCGGTAGCGGTCATGGCATTAAGAAATTATATCGGGGACAGACCGGGAACAGATCCGCTGTTTTTGGCAGATCGGGCACCGCATAACAGAATGAAAGAGTATGGCATCGAAAAGCTGGCTAAAGAAGTGGCTGTCCGGGGAGGAGTAACCAGGATAACAGCAACCGTGCATGTGTATCGCAAGACATTTGCAAGCGTGTTATATCGCAAGACTGGGGATGTACTGTTGGTGAGTAAGCTGTTAGGTCATGCAAAGCCGGATATGACGGTCCAGTATTACTTAATTGATGATATTGAAGAAATGCAACACAAATACAACAGAGTAGCATAGCAAACGCACCGGAATTGCACCAGTGCATCCCTAAAAGGAGTACATTAATGTGGAGGATAAAATGACCTTGGTGAAGAGGACATCCTTTTTTATTAAATAATAGTTATAAAATTGAACAATGAAGTAATTCATGGTACAATAAATAATACCTAAAACAGAAAGGGGTAATGAAACAATGGCTAAATGTATTTGTTGTGGAAAAAAAGGAGCAGAATATCAACACTACAATGGTGGGTATGTATGCGATGAGTGTGTGGGCCGATATTTTACATGTCCTGATTGTGGGCGAGTATTTGATTTGGATGATTTTGAAAATGGTGATGCAGGAAATGGATTTTGTGCAAAATGTGCACCGAATCATTAAAGCAGGTAAGATGTTATGAATACACATGCCCTGATTGCGACAAAGGGGTGGAATATAAAGACATATATTCATTTTATGATAAATAGAAGAATATAGGGAAACTATGAATTGAAAGAGCCACTGAGCCGATGCATGGAGAAGTCCATGTGCCGGCTCTTTTATTTTTGAAGAAAGGAGGCAGCAGGTGTCAGCGAAGAAAAATCCACTATGTGATAAAGCACATGAAATGTATAAGCAAGGAATGAAACTGGTAGATATTGCCGATGCCTTGAAAGTGCCTCCCGGGACTGTCAGACGATGGAAAAGTACACATGGATGGGATGGCGAACGTTCGGCATCCGAAAGCGAACGTTCGGATAAGGAAAAAATGGTTAAAAACCCACCTGCGGATGATGGCACGAAGGATACTCTGCAGAACGATGAACTAACCTCGGAACAGCAGATTTTCTGCGTATATTACAGTAAAACATTTAATGCAGCTCAGAGCTACCAGAAGGCATACGGATGCACATACGAATCTGCACTCTGCGCAGGCCCCCGATTGTTAGGAAATGTTAGGGTAAGAACAGAGATAGAACGTCTGAAGGAATTGAAACGACAGCAGATCGTTACGGGTACTGAGGATATAGTAGAATTGCAGATGCGGATAGCATTTGCGGACATTGGCAATTACCTGACATTCAGTGAAAAAGAATATACGGATCCTGAAACGCAGGAGAAGAAATCAATCAGTGCTGTCGATTTAAAAGCATCAGTAAATACGGATACGCAGCTGATCCGGGAGGTGAAGGATGGAAAATATGGTGTATCCATAAAACTGGAGGACAGGCAAAAGGCTATTAACTGGCTTACAAAGTATTTCTTGATGCACCCCGAGAGCAAGTACCGGGCAGAATATGAAAAGAAACGTGCCGAAGCAAATGATAATAGCACAGAGGATATTTTGAAAAACATGCAGACTATAGCAGACATCCTGAAAAATCCGGTAGCCAACCGCAAAATAGAAGATTTCGAGGAGCAGGCAAATGAATAAGCCGGCACCGTTCAGTGAACGGCAATATCAATATTTTCTTCGCTGCTTGCACAGCTGGTTTAATGTGGCGGAGGGTGGAAAACGTGGCGGGAAGAATGTGCTCCAGACATTGATCTTCTGCACACTGTTGGAAACACACAAAAACAAGATTCACTTGGTAGCAGGAGTATCAAATGCGACGGCAAAACTGAATATTCTTGACTGCGATGGGTATGGTCTGCTGAATTACTTTGAAGGAAGATGTCGGGAAGGAAAATACAAGGACAGAGACTGTGTGTATGTGCAGACAAAAACCGGAGAGAAGGTCGTGCTGGTATCCGGTGGCGGAAAAGATGGTGACGAGAAGCTGATCAAGGGTAATACATACGGTATGGCATATGTGACAGAAGCAAACGAATGTCATCAGAAATTTCTGAAAGAGGTATTTGACAGAACATTATCCAGTTCTGACCGGAAGATATTCCACGACCTGAATCCTAAAGAGGAAGAACACTGGTATTATACAGATATCTTGAAATTTCATGAGGAACAGCAGGTGTTGCATTCGGATTACGGCTATAACTATGGGCACTTTACTTTAGTTGATAATATGAGCATGACGGACGAACGGATCCGGGCAGTGCTCATCACCTATCAGAAAGACACGGTGTGGTACCGGCGTGATATAAAAGGAGAGCGTGCGGTTGCAGAGGGAATCGTATTTCCTAAGTTTGCAAACAATAACGAGCCATATCTGTATGATGAGGAAAAAGATCCGCTAGTTGCAAGAGATGCATATGGCAAATTAATACATAAACCGTTCAAGGTAACGATGGGGATCGATTTTGGCGGAAATGGATCCATGACAACCTTTACGCTGAAGTTGTATTTTAACAGGTATCATGATCTCAGAACGGCAGAAGAGGATTTTCTTCCACTGTCAGATGATATAGATGCAGATATGATCTGCAAAAAATATGTAGAGTTTTATAACAGGTGTAGAGATAAATACGAAAGAATCGACTGGGTATTCCCAGACAGTGCCAGCACAACAATGATAAACAGCTTGCGGAGTGCTGCCAAAAATGCAGGACTACCATATCAGAACATAAAGGGATGTCGAAAGAATGAAATATCGGAAAGACCAAGAACAATGGATAGGCTGTTAAATACCGGCCGGATAAAGATTAATCGGAAGTGTGAACATCTGCGAAAGGCAATAGGAATCCTAAAGTGGGACGAGGACCATCCGAACCAGCCGGAAGATAAGAATATAGGTAACTGTAATGACTGGTGGGATGCGGAATGCTACACCTGGTTGGATTTTGTGGAGTATGTAGATTTAGACAGGTAAAGTTGCACCGGTGCAACAGAAGGAGAAGAACATGGAAGGATGCGTTAAAAATTTCTTACAGACAAAGGGATATACAGTGAATGATAATGCACTGGGGAAAATTCAGATATGTGATGACTGGTATAGTAACAGAATAATTGAGAATTTTCATAAGCGAAAAACGGTTAATGGACAGCAATATGAGCTGACCAGATTAAATTTTGGCAAAAGATGCTGTTCGGATGATGCGAATCTGTGTGAGGTGTTGGAGATCAACGCAGGAGATGGAGATCAGTATGATTTTGTGAAAGAGGTATTGCATAAGAATCAGTTCAATACACAGTACCGCAAGCAACTTGAAAAGACTTCCGCAGATGGAACTGCAGCATGCTATATCAGACTGGATAATGCAACTTTTATGGATGATAACAGTGTAAAAGGTGGAGACATCAAACTGAACTATGTGGAGGCAGATGCATTCACTCCGCTGACGGTGGAAAATGACATTGTGACAGAAGCTGCTTTTTCCGGGAGCACACTTGTCAAAGGAGAAAAGCAGACGACACTTGTATTGTTTACAGTGGACAATGGAGAATACATGGCAGAGACTCACGTTTTCAATAAAAAGGGAGAGGAAGTAGAAGATAAAGCGGTAATAGCACAACTGGGAGAAGTGAAGCCATTTGCAGTAATGCGCAATGCAGAAGTAAACAACCTGGATGATATGATAGGGTATGGATTACCCAAGCTTTGGGATGCAATACCGGCACTCAAGGTAGTGGATTTGTGTTATAATGTTCTCTTTTCAGATTTGGACAAAGCAGAGAAGATTATCCTGGTGAATGAGTTGCTGTGTGAATTTGACGACAATGGAAAACCGAAACTGACACCGGAACAGAAAAAACTTTTTGTATTCACAGGCGAGAAGCTTCCGGAAGAAAAGGGAATGATCCAGGAGTATAATCCGGAGATCCGAGTGGATCAGATCACCAAGTCATTTGAGTTGGCACTGTCCCTGCTGTCCATGTCCTTTGGTTATGGTACGAAGAAATACAGCTTTGAGAATGGTCAGATTACCACGGCAACGGAGTATATGGGAGAGCGTCAAGATCAGATGCAGGAACTCAACCGACAGCGTCAGGAGGCTATCCGGTACATACAGGATATCTGTAAGGCAGTGATGTGGTTTGCTAACACATTCCAAGGTAAGTCCTTTACTCTGGATCAGGAGATCCTGGTAGACTTCGATGACAGCTATATTACCGATCGAGAGGCAGAATTGGAACGTAAGCGTAATGACGCGCTTTCCTTCGATATTCCTGAACTGACAATTTGGTATCTGATGGAGGCATATAGCCTGACAGAAGATGAGGCAACGGAACTGGTAAAAGAAAAACTGCAGGAGGAAGAGGACCAGCCTACCGGAGAGGATGAAGACTAATGCTGACAAATGAACAGGAAGAGATCATCGGCGAGGCATTGCTTCCTTTGTTTCAGTATTTGGAACACAGTGTGATCGTGGATGTGGCACAACGTATCCTGGCAACAATGGCATATTCCAGGACAGCAGAGATTGAAGCACAGCGCCTTCAGCAGTTAGGGTACAGTCCAGCAAAAATACGGAAAGCGGCAATGAAACTGTTACAGTCGAACCCGGAATTCCGGAAAGAGGTTGCGAAGAATACTCTGGAACATAAGAAGACGGTGAAAAAACTGTTTAAAGAGATTCTGAAGGCGGCGGAGGCAGCAGGTGGGCAGATAATGCAGGAATCAGCAGACCTGTCCTATCTGGATGATCTGAGAACCTGGAAGCAGGCAGGGAAAGAAATTACAGATAATTCTTATCTGCCGCAGCTGGTGGAAGCTATAAGGAAACAAACAAATGAGAATATGAAAAGCCTGGCAGGATCGACAGGCTTTAAAACCATGTCAGGTTTTGAAACGATGGAAAACCTATATCGAAGAGAGTTGGATAAGGCAATGATCAAGGTGTGTACCGGAACATTCAGCCGGGAGCAGGTGATATATGACACGGTCCATAGCCTTGCAGATAGTGGCCTGCGTACCATTGACTTTTCTTCCGGCTACAGTATGCAGCTTGATACCGCGGTGAAACTGGCAGTGAGAACGGGGTCCGGTCAGATTGCCGCTAAAATCATGGATGAAAACATTACAAGGACTGGAGAAAACCTGGTATATGTATCCAAACACTGGGGAGCACGTAATACCGGTGATGGTCACGCCAACCACGAACAGTGGCAGGGACGGGTATATTACATCAAAGAGGGGGAGGACTACAGTTCTGAGGCAAGGCGGATAGGACAGGACTATATAACAGATCTGTGGAGGGCAACGGGATATAGCGCAGATGGGAATCATGAGAACGATCCTTTAGGCCTGCATGGGTATAACTGTCGGCATAAGCATTATGTATGGTTCATCGGCAGCAGTCTTCCGGATGAGGACCCACAGCCGGATCCCGTCACGATAGATGGAAAAACCTACGATTACTACCAGATTACACAGAAAATGCGGATGTTGGAAAGAAAAATCCGGGCATTAAAGCGTGAGAGGGAAGCAATGGCAGCGCTGGGGCAGGATACCAAGGAAATCTCAGGAAAAATTAAGCAGAAGATCAAGAACTATCAGGATTTTTGTAAGGATGCGAAGGTAAAACCGGATATTAACAGATTGCGATATGAATGTAAAACATCAGATCTGACGAAGACGAAAGCCTGGGAAAAATATAATAATATGACAGAATCGGAAAAGGCTGATACTTACAGAGTAGATAGCAATGTCGTGGATATGGATTATATTAATTCTGCAGAGTATCGTAAAAAATTTGATTCTTTTTCCGATAATTCAGAGCTTAATAATCAGATATATACTGTGGCAAAACAGATTCTTCAGCACAGAAGTGGCACGGATTTTGAAGACATGTATCTGATACATGCGAAGAGTGGAACGATAGAAGGATCACAGACTGAAAGTGCAGATATTTTACAGGTAGATTACAATGAATCATTGAGAAATGCTATAAAAAACAACAAGGAGAAAGAACTTATAGCAATACATAATCACCCGACTAATATTTTGCCAGATGGAGCAGACTACGTAAGCCTTGGATACAGAAAATACAGGCAAGGTATTATTGCAACACATAACGGGAAGGTGTATACTTATTGCGTAGGGGATAAACCTTTTACATCAGGAGTACTTGATAGGAGGATATATAAATATCATGGAGCACCACATTATTTGTCAATGGAGGAAGCACATGTAAAAGCATTGGAAACCATGATGGAGGATTATGGAATAGAGTGGAGAGAACTGAAATGAAGGGAAAAGACTTAAAGGATGTTGTAAAAAAATATAATGATACTCCGGAAGAAAATGAAAAAAAACTGAAAGAAGAGGAAGAAAAGTCTGCAAAACTAAAAGAATGGGTTTTGGAGTAAAAAAATATTGAAACAAACATAAGTATGCTTTATAATACATCTTGTGAGACACTTAAGCCAACCAAAAGGAGAAAGTTGGTAATATATGAGTTCTAAGTGGTGCAAATGCCCGAAATGTGGTAATCCGCACTTCTTAAAAGTGTTGCCGAATACGAAGATATGTAATTTTCCGGCATACTGCAAGAAATGTAAAAATGAAATAGTGATCAATGTAGAGCCAAGAGCCGATGTGATCAATTCCAAGTGAATTGATCCTTGGCTCTTTTTTTTGTTCTACGATGGCGGAATAGAGCAGAGGCAGCTCACCGGGTTCATACCCCGGAGGTCGCAGGTTCGATCCCTGCTTCCGCGTTTATCCCATATCGCAGAAAGTGCGATTCACAAAATATTTTAGGAGGACAATATGAAGAACATTTTTGAAATCATGAAAGAGTATGGACTGGAAGTACCTGAAGATAAGAAAAAGGACTTTGAAAAAGCCGTACTCGAAAACTACAAGACCCAGACCGATTATGACAACCAGACCAAGAAGCTGGACGCAGCGAATGAAACCATCAAGGCTAATGATATTGCAATGAAAGATTTGCAGACCCAGTTAGATGGATTTAAGGATGTGGATGTCACAGGACTCAACAAACGAATCAGTGATCTGGAAGAGGAAAAGAAGAACATTCAGAAAGATTACGATTCTAAGATTGCGGATCGGGACTTCAGTGATCTTGTAAAGGAAAGTATTGCAGCTGCTAAGGGAAAGAATCCTAAGGCAATTATGGCTCTGCTGGATGTAAATGCGTTGAAAGCATCCAGAAACCAGAAAGAAGACATTGCCGCAGCATTGAAAACTTTAACAGAAGCAGAAGACAGTAAAATGCTCTTCGGAGAGCCGGAGCCTAATCCGGTAGGAACTGGAAATCTGATTGGACAAGTGCATAAAACCACCGGCCAGTCAACAGACACCCTTAAGGATGCACTTAAGGAGAAATATAAATAAGGAGAATAAAAAATGGCTTTAACATTAGCGGAAGCAAAAGTCGGAATGGCTGACAAAGTAGATCAGAATGTTATTGATGAATTCAGAAGAGCATCCCTCTTGCTTGATATGCTTACATTCGATGATTCTGTATCCCCTGGAACCGGTGGCTCTACGCTTACTTATGGATATATGAGATTAAAAACACCGTCTACAGTAGCTGTGCGTTCCATCAATACTGAGTACGCACCTAACGAGGCAAAGAGAGAGGAAGCAACCGCAAAGGTGATTATCCTCGGTGGATCCTTTGAGGTAGACCGTGTTATTGCAGAGACCGGAGGCGCTATTGATGAAATCGACTTCCAGATCAAGGAAAAAACCAAAGCAGGAGCAAATTATTTCCATAATCTCGTAATCAATGGAACATCTGCTGCATCTGGTACAGGATATGTTACTGGAACATTTGACGGTCTCAAAAAAATCTTATCCGGTTCTGACACAGAATACACATCTGCGGTTGACATCTCTACCAGTGCATTGATGGATAGCAACTACAATGCTTATCTGGATGAACTGGATGGGTTCATCAGTAAGTTGGCAGAAAAACCGGATATTCTGCTGATGAACAATGAATTACTGACAAAGACAAGAGCAGCAGCAAGACGCGCGGGATTCTATGAAAGAAGCGTGGACGGTTTCGGCAGAACCGTGGAGAAATATAACGGCATTCCTATGATGGATGTTGGACAGTATTATAATGGCACCAAGACTGTTGATGTGATCGAGACAACTACCCCATCTGCTACAGCATACGGTGAAACAGCGATTTATGCGGCAAAACTGGGACTCAATGCATTTCATGGAATTTCTGTTGACGGCAGCAAGATGGTACATACCTATCTTCCTGATCTGAATGCACCTGGTGCAGTAAAGAAGGGTGAAGTTGAAATGCTTGCGGGTGCTGTTTTAAAGAATAGTAAGATGGCAGGTGTTCTTAAGGGAATTAAGGTAAAACCTAAGACAGCAGGCTAAGAGAAAAGAGGAGGGAGCAGTATGTCTTACATAACGTGGGAGCAATACGGCTCCCTTTATAATAGCATCACAGATGAGAAGGAATTTAACCGATTATCCAAACTGGCAGAGATCAAGCTGAATGCAATTACGCATATGCGGGCAAAGAGATTTGAGGAGGCATATGACGAGGATACGGCCACGGACTTTCAGCAGCAGGTACATGTGCAGATCCAGGATACATTTTGTCAGCTGCTCAATACTATGGCTGTGCAGGATGCATCAGGCATGGGAACCGGTATTACATCCGTAAGCAATGACGGGTATTCAGAGTCTTACAAGGTTACAACAGCGCAGGAGAAGGAAACGCAGCTAACCTCTGTAATACGTTCCGGACTATCCGGTACGGGACTGGCAGGTGCGCTATGAGTGTTCTTTTTACGGATACTATGACAGTCTATAATTTTCATAGAGATCCGAAGACAGACGAAGAAGTATGGCTCAGATCAGTAGTGAAGGGAGTTCAGTGGCGTCACAATAAAACGGATGTAACATCTTCCGGCGGAGTGCAGACGGAAAGCAAGGTTGAGAGCATCACGGTGGACTTCCAGAGGGGATATGGCAACAAACCTTACCTGGAGCCGCAGAAATTCCGGAAGTTGTCAGCGGAAGAGGCAGCAGAGTACTGGACACTGGATGTACGAACAAACCAGGATAAGCTGGTCCTGGGAGAATCAGAAAAAGAGATAGGAGAACACTATCGCCTGACGGATCTGAAAGAAGATTTCCAGTATGCAGTTACAGTTACGGAGGTATCCGACAATCGTGGAAGAATTCGACTGAAGAACATAAAAGTTGTGGGAAGGTAAAGTTGCACCGGTGCAACAGGTGAAATATGGCAAAAACTGGATTTCATTCTCTGAAAGTAACTCGTAATTTCGATCCGGGTGTATGCATAAAGACATTGGGACTGGAAGAAAAAGGTAGGCTGCAACAGATCTGCGCGAATGAAATATTGAAGTTATCAGATCCATATATCCCATTAGCTGATGGTGGACTTAGTTTAAGTGGACACATAGAAAATGATGCAGATGTTGTGTGGAATAAACCGTATGCACATTATATGTGGGAAGGCATCGTCTATGAGGATCCGGACCTGCATTGCGCGGGTTTCAAGACAGACAATGGTTGGAGATCCAGAAAAGATGTAGATAAGGTGCCTACAAAACGAAGCCTGGAATATGGTAACGGTACACTGCGCGGGGCACACTGGGCAGACCGTATGCTGCAGAATGGCGGACTGGAAAAGATAGAGAAAAAACTTCAGGAGGAGTTGCTAAAATGACGGTATCACAATCCATTATCAAATGGTTGAAAGAATTCTCTCCGGAGAGTATGAAACATATCGATACGGACCGGATGCGTGGCAATGTCAATTTTGCGTTAGTCAAAGAACCTATGACTAATGTGAGAAAGTATATCAGCGGAGTCGAAATCCACAAGGACTACTATCAATTCGTGGTAAGACTGGATACTCAGACGGATAAAAGCTGCATCGAAAACGGAAGCTGGATGGAGCAGTTAACGGACTGGATCGAGGATAGGAACCGTAACAGAAACTTTCCTGATATCCAGGGTGGAACCGTCAAGACAGTAGGAGTGTCAAGCCCGTTTTTTATGGGAGAGAATGGGCAGAACGAAGCATTGTATCAAATGACGATTTTTATCGAATATAAGAAAGGAACTCAGGTAAAATGAGAGAAGATTTAAGGCATTACATTGATACCACTATGGGAGCAGAAGAACCGAAGTATGCGTTGCTTGGCAATGGTGTAGAATCCCTCACAGAGGAGATGAACCCGGAGGAGGATACGAAGCACTATATTAATATGGCAAAGGCATCCAATAAGGTAAAGTCCTATCAGAGAGCGTTTGATGTGGACAAGGAAGACTGTGAAGATGATGACGTACAGAAAATGATCGATAAACTGGTGGATGATCTTCCTGTAGGTGCAAAGGCTCACACATCTTTTGTAAGACTGCGTTTGAAAGATGCGGTGCAGGCCGAGGAGGGAACCTATAAAGCAATCAGGGTACCGTGTACAGTATCGGTTACTTCCAATGGTGGAGATGGCGGGGATTATGTCCATAATGTGCTGAGTGTAAAGCAGGCTGGTGATGACATCAAGGGTAAATTTAATATCGAAACCAATACATTCACAGCGGATTCCGCAAAATAATACAGGTGTTAATCAATATTAACATATGTGGTGGGCGCACCTCTCTGTCGTCCATCACATTCAGAGAGGATGGTAATACATGGAAAAAATCAATGCTATCAAGGGTGGCACAGAAGTACAGGTAAATGACAAGGGAGATACGATTGTCTGCAATTTTGGAAGCCAGGAATTCTATGCAGATTTCACAGAACTGATAGATAATCTGGAAAAAGTTAAAAAATATGTAGCTGCAGAAGAATTTATGAGAAAACCGGAAATAGAGCAGCTTCGGATCATGATTGGAAAGACTAACGAGATCATGTCTGACATTGACAGAGTGTTCGGAGAAAGGACATGTAAGAAGGTATTTGGGGAGATCACTCCCAGTCCTATTCTGATTACTGATTTCTTTGATCAGATCATCCCCATTGCACAGAGATATGCAAATGGTAGAAACAAGGAGCTTTGGGAGAAATACAGCAGAGAAAGAAATGGTGGGAACATAAATCACAATAGGAACCGCCAAAACCGCAGACACCATAAATAGTGGGGGGAGACATATGTTTAATATTATGTTGGATCAGCTTCCAACAGACTGGAAAGGATATCCTATTTCGGCTTCTTTCCGGACGGGAATAAAAATGTCCATGTGCATGTCAGATCCTGATTTATCGGATATGGAGCGATTTTATATTGCATCGTATTTGCTTTTTCCTGAGAAATGCCCGGAACCGCAGGAAGCTGCGAAGGCAATTGAATGGTTTATGACAGAATTTAACCATGACAATTATCAGCAGAAGAAAAACGAAGATATTATCATGGACTGGGATATGGACCAGTGGAGAATATATGCAGCTTTCCGCAACCAGTATCATATAGATCTGCAGAAGGCAGAAATGCACTGGTTCGTTTTTATGGGACTGCTGGGGAACCTCCAGGAGAGCTCCCTGACCCATGTAATGGACATACGACAGAAGAAGATCACCTCAAAAATGTCACAGGAAGAGAAAAACGCATATAGGAGCGCTAAAAAGATATTTGCTATTAAGGCACCAAAGGATGAGAAAATCACACCTGAGGAGCAGGCAAGAATTGATGAATTTATGAAATATGCCAAAATCAATAAGTCGACAAAGAGCCAGTGAGCCAGTTGATACCGGATAGGTGTCGGCAGGCTCTTTTTTGATTAAGGAGGCATCATGGCAAAGTACGATACTGAGATCAGATTACATTCTGATCTGGACAATTCAAAACTGGATAAGGGCGCTGAACACATCGAAAAAAAGCTGGATGAACTGGAGGAGAAAGCCAAGGACACCAGCCTGACACCGGAGGGATGGTCAAAAGAAGACTGGGATAAATTCGAGAAGAATTTTGACAGTATCATGGAGCGGAACAAGAAAAAAGCAGAAGAGGCAGCAGCCGAAATGGCCAAAGCAAGTGCTACGGTAGGTGAAACGATTGCTCCGCGGGATGCAGTAGGGTATCAGCAGTATGATTCAGATGCCATTATGGCTCAGATTGATCAACAGGCCAGTGCTGCAGACAAAGTCAGTGAGAAGGAAGAAAAAATTGCTGAGAAGATCAGGGAGCAGCAGGCAGCAGAACAACAGCTGATTGATATAAAAAACAATGCTGTGGTAGCTGATCAGAATATGGTTGCCCTGATGCAGGAGCAGGAGCAGATCATAGAACGGATGGCACTGTTGAAAAAGGCTGGAGTCACAGACGGATATCAGGAATATGATGAGTTGTCTGCCAGACTTGCAGAAATCAACAAAGAGGTCCATACAATTCGGAATGGCTTTTCTGATCTGGAATCGAAGGGAAGAAAGGCATTGGATTCTTGCGGAACCTGCGCGAAGAAATCGGGAAACCTATTATCTACGATGGCAAGCCGCCTGAAGGGTATTTTACTGAGCTTATTTATATTTAATTGGATATCTAAAGGATTTAATGCAATGGTATCCGCGATGAAAGAAGGTTTTCGGAATCTTGCCCAATACTCTAAGGATTATAATGCACAAATGTCTGCCCTGCAAAGCAGCTGCGCACAGTTTAAAAACAGCCTGGCAGCAGCATTTGAGCCTATCGTCAATATGGCGATTCCGTACCTGGTAAAGCTTATTAACTGGTTGATCAAGGCGGCGGATGCCGTGGCACAGTTTCTGGCAATCTTACAGGGGAAAAGTACTTACACCCGGGCAAAAAAACAGACCATAGATTATGCAAAGTCTTTGGATACCGCCAGCAAGTCTGCAAAAAAAGCCTTGGCAGCATTTGATGAACTGAATGTGTTGAGTGATCAGGGAGGATCTACAGCAGGTGGGGGAGAACTGACCGGTAAGGATGCTTTTGAAGAGGCTACGATAGATCCGAAAATGGTGGAACTTCTGGAAAAAGCCAAGAAGTTGCTGGAAATTATAAAGCCATTAGCGATTGCGATAGGAATTGCGCTGCTTGCATGGCGCATAGCGGGATTACTGAAAGATCTTGGCGGACTTGCACCATATCTGTCTACGGCTCTCGGACTGATAATGCTGATCGCTGGGGCAGCATTGATGGTATACAACTATGTAAAAATGTGGAAAGACGGTGTGGACTGGGAAGGTATTGTAGGATATGTCTCTGGACTGGCACTGGCAGTGACCGGATTACTGATATTATTCGGGCCGGTAGCCGCAGGAATTGGGCTGATTGTCGGCGGAGCAGCGGGCTTGATACTTGCGCTTAAGGATATAACTGAGAATGGGGTAAATGCCCAGAATATGACACTGCTGCTGATTTCTGCAGGTGCAATATTGGCCGGGGTGTTCCTTACGCTTGGTGGAGCGGCCACAGTGGTTGTAGGTGCTGTGATGGCTGTGATCGCGGCTATTGCTGGAGTGGTCGTATGGGCCGGCAACGGTGAAGAGGCATTGACCACACTACAGGACATGCTAGGGAAGCTGGGAACTTTTGTAAAGAGAGTGTTTGTAGGAGACTGGAAAGGTGCATTTGATGCAATCGTAGGATTTGCAAAAGACGCTGTAAATATGGGAAATATCATAGCAGAATCTTTTGCAAATGGGTTCATAAAAGTTATCAATTTTATTATTGATGCTATTAATTCACTGAGCATTGACATCCCGGACTGGGTACCATTTGGATGGGGCGGAAAAAAATGGAGCCCTAACATTCCAAACTGGAATGCGCAAGTATCACTTCCTCGTCTGGCCAACGGTGCAGTGATTCAGGGCGGCAAGCCATTCGCAGCAATTCTCGGAGATCAGTCAAGAGGGCAGACCAACATCGAGACACCGTTGGCTACTATGATTGAAGCCTTTAAGCAGGCACAGGCGGAAAATGGTGGTGGTAATTATACGTTTGTGGCGCAACTGGACGGACGGGAGATATTCCGGGAGACCGTGCGGCAGGATCGAATGTATCAAAATACGCATGGACAGAGTGCATTTATTTAGGAAGGAGGGAGAACAATGCAGAAATTTGGAGGATGGTTAATTAAGTTTGGGGACGTTGTTCTCCCCAACTCCTTCTTATTGGCGGATGGTTGGGAAAGTACTCCGAATCAGCGTGTGGAGATAGATGCCTACAGAGATGCCAATATTCTACTGCACCGGGAGACATCGCCGAATTTTAAGACGAAACTGACTTTGAATATTAGAGAAATGAATCTGGAAGAGAGAAGAGCGTGGAACAATATCATTGGACTTGCAGAGCTCCCTCAGACGGAAAAGAATCAGAGAAGAGTCAGGTGTACCTACTGGAATGATGAGACACTGGAGTATTCTTCTGGAATTTTTTATATGTCAGACACTACTTACAGCATCCACACATTATCAGAGCAGGAGAGTGACATAGATTACAACGATTTCAAGGTGACGTTGGTGGAGTATTAAAATGGAAAAAAGTATGCAACAGATGTTTTATGATGATTCTGTGGATAAACAATTAATAATTACATATCCAGGATCCGGCACAACTCTGACCAATGCTGAGTTCCAGTCAGAGACAATGACCGTGACAGAGTCTCTCTGTGATGAGCAGGAACTTCGGTTCGGTTGCTGCAATGCATCGTCTTTTGAAATAAAGGTACTTGATACGGTAGAAAATTTCAAGGGTAAGAAAATGAGAGTGTCGATCTTGCTTGCAGGCCAGGACGAAGCCTACCAGTTGGGGGAGTATAAGGTATATTCGGACAAGCCGACGGCGGACAGACTTTATAAGGATATCGTAGCCTATGATGCTATGTACGACATCCTAAATGCAGAGGTGTCCGGGTGGTATAACAGCCTGACATTTCCGATGACACTTCGGCAGTTTCGCAACAGCTTTTGTGCCTATGTCGGCGTGGAGCAGGAAGAAATCACGCTGGTTAACGATGATATGGTAATAGAAAAAACCATAGATCCCGGAGAACTCCCGGGAAAAACGGTAATCGAAGCCATCTGCGAAATCAACGGCTGCTTTGGACATATCGGCAGAAATGGAAAATTACGGTATGTGGTGCTGGAACAGATGATAGAGGGGCTGTATCCGGCGGATGATCTGTATCCTGCAGATGACCTTTATCCTGCAGATCCGATGGGCACCACAGAGGTATCTCGTAGCCACTATATCTCTTGTCAGTATGAGGATTTTATCTGCCAGCATATTGATAAGCTGCAGATCCGGCAGGAAGAGAACGACATCGGTGCTATCTCCGGTATCGGTAATAACTGTTACATCATAGAGGATAACTTTTTGGTGTATGGCAAGTCTGCTGCAGACCTGCAGACCATCGCAGACAACGTCCTCAGCGTGATTGGAGTCGTATGGTACCGTCCGGCACAAGTGGAAGCTCGCGGCAATCCTTGCCTGGAGGTGGGGGATGGCATCTTGTTGCACACGACTCGGGAGACCATTTATACCTATATCCTGCAGCGCACATTAAAAGGCATCCAGGCACTCCGGGACAGTTATACAGCGGAGGGTGAGGAGTACAGGACCGGACAGGTTAATGGACTGCAGAAGCAGATTATCCAGTTAAAGGGAAAAACCAACACACTGACTAGGACGGTGGATGAAACTCGTCTGGAAATGAAAGATATCAACCAGAATCTGTCCACGCAGATCAGCATCAATGCACAGCAGATCCTTACCAAGGTATCCAAGGACAATATCGTATCTGAGATCAATCAGACGGCGGAAAGCATCAAAATTAAGGCCGAGAGGATAGATCTGGTCGGTATCGTAAATGCAGATGAGATGGTAGTCAAGTATGCGACTATCGATACCCTGAATGTGACAAAACTGGAACTGAACAACCTGATTGCCACCAAGGCAACCATTGACTCTCTGAATGCTGTCAGTGGCCGCGTGGGGAGCCTGGAAGCGGATCATGTGACTGTATCTGACTTAAATGGTGTAAGCGCCCGTTTGGGAACGGTAGAAGCCAACTATATCAGCGCCGGAACCGTAAAGGCTAATTACATGGAAGTAGCCAACTGGACGTCTGCGGGAGAAATCAAAGCGGACAAGATCAGCGCAGCGACCATAGTAAATAAGCTGTCCAGCGTAGATCTGGTCAGTGTGCAGGCAATCGGCGTGTGGGGCTACATGAATTATAAAGGCACGGTAGTAGCGTGGCGCACACAGCGTATCAATGCATCAACGGTCATTACATATCTTGGACCGGAAGATTAGGAGGTCATATGAGAAATTTAGAAATCAGAGAATTTAGTCAGGCAATCACTAATTTTGTGGAAAAATCAGATCTGCCGGAGGAAGTAAAGCGCATGGCCCTGCAGGAAATATTGCTCAAACAGGAGCAAAAGGCAAAGGATGCGTTGCTTGCTGAGATCGCTGCCAGGGATGCAGCAGAGAAAGAAGAGGTGAAGGATGATGCAGAAGGCGTATGATTTTGAACCTTGGGAGAATCGCCCGTCTATCAACACACCGCTTAATAAAACCAACTTGGACAGGTTGAGCCGGGGAGTAAGCGAGATCGATGATCGTGTAATTAGACTTAACTTGACCAAGTTGCCAACAACGGAAGCCAGTGGAATGATCACAGGCATTACTATTAACCAGGATAATGGTGACATTACAGTTACATATTATTCCGGGGCCACAAGTGTGCTGCATACTCTGCTGGCACAGGTCGCTATTAACTTTGATTATGACCAGGACACGGAACGTCTGATCATTTATTTAAAAGATGGCACGCAGAAATACATTGATCTGTCAGCGCTGATTACGCAGTTTGAGTTTCTGGATTCAGACACGATTTACTGGACGATCGGATCTGATGGCAAGGTAAAAGCTGCCATTAAAAAGGGCAGTGTTACAGCGGAGATGCTCCAACCGGATTATCTGGCTGACATTACCGTGCAGGCGGAGACTGCTACACAGCAGGCGACATCGGCTGCAGCATCCGCCAAACAGGCAAAGATTGATGCGGATCGAGCAGAAACGTATGCGAGCATCACAGAGCCTAAGTTTTACCTCGATGAAACAACCATGCAACTTTATATGAAGGACGGTGTGGGTGTGGATTTTGTAGTAGTTGATAATGTTTTATATTGGAAGGTAGCATAAGGAGGACAATGACATGGCAGCACCGGAAGGTTACAATGCTCTCGGAAAAATCGGAATATCTTACAAAGGAGAATATGCATCCAATACCGCGTATGAGCGGCTGGATGCAGTGGCACATAACGGAAGCACATATCTTGCCATCAAAGATGCTCCGGATGGAGCACCGAGGGATGATAAGCTCAACTGGATCTATTTGGCCAAGGGATTTAGTGGAGACATCGGAGACTCAGAAATCGCGTTTACTGAGGCGGAGAACCGCGAGAACATTAATACGGGCGAGAGCGTAAAGACGGTCTTTGGCAAGATTAAAAAGTTTTTTGCAGACTTGACCGCACCGGCCTTTGCGCAGATGATCACATCCAAGGATGATCTGCTGGCCACCAAAGCCACCGGCTATGTCCCGGATGCCAAGGCGGTGGCAGATGCGGTTACTGATGTAACTGGCAAGTTAATTGCTCCTGACTATAAATCTGCTGTAGCCATACAATCTAATTACACTTGTATGACTAATGGCTATGTAATTGGAACAATACAGGGTGCAGTGAATGGCTGGGCATCTATCCGATCATCCAAGAATGCAAATTATTTCTTGGCATTATGTACATCATCAGAAAATCCTATAGCGGTATGTATTCCATTTGCATCAGGAGACTCCGTTATATTTGGATCAAGTGGTACATATAATCTCGCATTTGCACCGGCCAAATAATCCTATGCTACAATATATATGTTATGTTTATTACTGCACTTGTTGGAATGGCCTGTTTTTGTTCTTGCATTATAAATCCTTGATATATAAAACATGACCTCTAATCATAACATCGGCATATGATATGCTGTGATTTGCATTAAAACACCATGCAGACAACGATCCACTTGCACCCGAAACAGCATTTATCATATATCCACTTTGTGATACAAATATTGCATTAGACTTGTTGTTATTAAAACCGAGACAAGCTATGGCTTTATAACCATCAATACCATCATAGTGTATCGATACATCTTTTGCATCATTTATACCAATAGCAAATGTTTCACTATCATAACTTTTGACTAATAATAAATCATTTAACTTGCCATTTAGCAAAGCAGATCAGACGGCGGGCACGGCCTTGAACAGTGCCAGAAAGGAGCCCACATGGGTTATATTTTATACAAAGATAAAATTGAGGAGCCCGTACAGCAGGTCATAGTATCGGTAGAGAGCCCTCACGTAGTCCGGATTGCCGCAATGGGTGATGCGGAGGCTCCGGAGATAAACACCAGTGGATTTAAACTCTATTTGGATCCGAATTGTAAATACCCGTTGGATCAGGGAGAATATGAGGCATACACTACACTCTATCGGAAGGGAGATAACGGGCATGAGTTATCAGATGACGGATCCGTCTACACCGAGCCGGTTGCACCGGTGCAACCGGAACTGACTGAAGAGGAGCTTGCGGAATTGGCGAGACAGACACAGATCCAGCAGGTGACTGCGCAGATCAATGATCTCAAATCCCGGATTGCTGCCAGTGACTATAAAATCATTAAGACCTATGAGTATACGCTACTGGGCGAGCAAACAGAGTACGACATCGAAGAGGTGCATGCGGAGCGGCAGACGCTTAGGGACCAGATTAATGCATTAGAGACGCAACTGGCAGATCTGAACGCAACTGTAAAGTAGGAGGCTGCCTATGAGAGTGAGAGACGGTCCTTAAACCAATTACATAGTAACCAAGAGCCATGAGCCGATTGCTTCCATCCAGGGAGGTGACCGGCTCATTATAGTAAGGAGACTGACATGGCAACAGAAATCATCGTAGCATTGATTGGCTGTGCGGGAAGTGCAGCAGGTGCTTTTTGCGGAATTATGGTCAATACAAAATTGACTACATATCGGTTGGAACAGCTGGAGAAAAAAGTAGACAAGCATAATACTGTTATCGAGCGCACATTTAAGTTGGAGGAAGCGCAGGCAGTTATGCAGGAGCAAATCAAAGTAGCAAATAACAGGATCAAAGATTTGGAAAGAGAGGAATAACATTATGGATTTATCATTTTTATTGCAACTCGTAGACCCTATCATTTTGGGAATCTGTTTGCTGGCAGGTTACGTCCTGAAGACAGCATTTGATAATTTTCCCAACAAGTATATCCCGCTCGCATCACTGAGTATGGGGACCATCATTGCAATTATCATCCATCTGCAGACAGGAATTAATGCAGAAGTTGTGCTGGGTGGAATGATCTCGGGACTGGCGGCCACAGGTATGTATGAATTGCTTCGGAATCTACTGGACTTTGACGGAAAGAAGGAGAAATAAATATGATGAAGGGTATTGACGTTGCAAAATGGAACGGGAACATTGACTGGAGTAAGGTAAAGGCGGCAGGTGTAGAATTTGCAGTTTTGAAGGTTATCGATAAGTCCAACAGGACGGAGGCAGCATTTGTTAGAAACTACGCGGCAGCAGTCGCAGCGGGAATGCCGATTGATGTATACAATTACCTGTATACCGTCACTGAATCAGCAGCGAAGGAAGCGGCCAGAGCAGTAGTAAATGCACTCGCCGGAAGAAAGATCGGAAAGGTGTGGGCGGATGCCGAGGATGCCTGTCTTAAAAATAAAGGCATTTTATTGATCCGTATCCTTAATACCTATAAGGCAGTGATCGAGGAGGCTGGATATGAGTTCGGTGTGTATACCGGGTTGTCCTTTTATAATTCCTACATTAAGCCGTACAAAGATTACATTGACTGTGATTTTTGGATCGCGAGATATCCGTCCACTAAAGATATGACGATCGATATGGATCCTGCAGCATCCAAAAAGCCGGCTATCTGTCATAATCTTTGGGGCTGGCAGCATTCCAGCCGTGGCAAAGTGCCTGGCATCAGTGGATATGTAGATCTGGATATCTGCTACACGAAGGTGACCAGTAGCGGCACCGTGCAGTCCACTACGGCATATTATCCCAGATACACCGGTACATCTACATCCATCGTGGCAGCACTTAATGCCGTCGGGGTAAACTCCAGTTATGCCACTCGCAAGCTGATTGCAAAAGAAAACGGTATTACTGGTTATGTCGGATCCGCAAAGCAGAATACCCAGATGCTGACACTGCTGAAAAACGGGAAACTTAAAAGAATCTGATTGACGGAATAATGATTAGGGGATATTATAATAATATCTCTCTTTCTTAAAAAAGAATAAGGTGAAGAGACGGAGAACATGAAGGGGTGTTCTCCGTTTTTTTACGTTAAATGGCAAGTTAAGTGGTTTGAAATTTGCATCAATATCAACATCTGTTACTCTGCTAGTGACAAATAGACAGTCATTATTAGGATCTTTATCTGACTTTGGATTACCAAGTAATGCTAACGTATTTGGCGTGTTCGTAAACTGTAATTGGGCTGTTAATGTGCGTCTTGCAATTAATGGTAATTTTTATGCATATCAAATTGCTACTGTAAGTAATGACGCAACATTTACCCTAAATTTTGTTGTAGCATATAAATAGCCTAATTTGCCAAGTATGAGAAACTGGCAGAATAATACCGTTCTGTCGAAAGATTTAATATTACTACGCCATTAGATTTACTAATATAAAGCATGTGATTATCGCCATTTGTACCACCTGCTGCATTTGCTCTAACATACGTAGTTTTAGGGTAATATGTCCTTGCAATACTGGCAATAATTAATGATCCGCTATACTGCTCAGATGTAATTTGTACGCCTAACGTTACAAATACTCTGTTACCTATTTTTGAAATTGTATTGTCAGATTCCCATGATACACAATTGACTAAAGTCAA